GTGATCGTGGCGGTGAAGACGTTGCCCCTCACGAGTCGTCCTCCTGTCGTCGGGTGTCCTGTGCCCGTGCCGTCGCGTGAACGGTGCGGACGCTCTCTGCTGTGAACGAGCGCATCATCCCGTTCGGGATCGTGCCGTTCGAGGTGATCGGACCCCAACCGGTGAGGTCACCGGCCGGGCGGATTCCTTTTAGCCGGAACCGGCCTGCGCCGGGGACGGTGAACTCGTCACCCACCTCGATGTGTCTGCCGTCAGGGAGCGCGGTTGCGGTCTCCCAGTCGGCGAGCGGTGAGGTGCCGCCACGCCGCTTCACAACCCGGTCGCCACTCACGACTCGACCTCGGCCTCGGTGTAGACCGACTCGATGATGATGAAGCCAACGTCCCAGCCGTGCTGGTTCACCTGCACCGCGTAGCCGTTCTCAGCGACCTCGCGGACGACGACGCTGACGACATGCAGGTAGGTCTCCATGTCCTGCGTCTCGACGAACACACCGACGCCTTCGATCGGGCTGTCGTAGACCTCGATGTCGGCGACCGTCAAGCCATGATGGTTCGACCGTGAGTTCGGGTTTGAGCAGATCAGGGCGAGCATCGCGGACGCACGCTTCTCGGCGCCCTCGTTGCGGTCGAGGATGATCTTCAACGGGTGGCAGTTGGTGGTGTCGGTGTGGTCGCCGCTCACGACTCCACCTCCTCGTTGCCCATGCACCACTCGCACCATGTGCCCGGGTGCGGGCGGTGCGCCTGCGCTTCGGCCTTCGTCTCGAACTCCATACATCCGGCGTGCTCCTCGCAGATCAGCATCCACGGCAGGTCGTCGCCCTCGCAGAGCGTGACGAGCGTGCCGGTGGAGCGGGCGCGAGTCGTGTCCGACTTCTCCTTGTTCGGGTCGGTGATCTTGACCCCGTAGGCGTAGCCGTGGAAGGTGGGGGTGGTGAACTCCCTGAAATCCGGGCCGTCGACCTTCAGCCCCAAAAAGCGGGCCTTGTCGACGAGTTCGACCGCCTTCTGGCGTTCGCGGATGGCGTAGGAGCCGACGATCTGGTTGACGATTGATGTGGTTGTGTTGTTCATGACTTATCCAATCGGTTGATATACGGATTTGGGTACAGGACATTTATACATGAACCCGTAGACCGATGTCAACCGTGGAACAAGTTGCAACCGGAAATGACAAAGGACCGTTCGGCGACCCCGGAGGTACGAGGGTCAGCCGAACGGCCCAACCGTCACACTACAACCAGACAAGGTATGACGCGGTGACAGCCCCAGCATCCGGATCAACGAAATGCAACCGCTGGCTGGGCTGCCCTGTCGCAGCCATGAACTCCTTGGCGTACACGTTCTCCGACTCCGGGCTGCCGGTGACGAATATCTGTCCGCCGTTCGCCATCGTCAACGTCATCGGCGTATGGAAGTGCCCCATGTAGACGTCGGAGAATGGTTCGGGGATCACACCGGTTGACCATTGGTTGCACTTGCGGAGGATGCCGAACGCGGGCGTGTTCCCACCGAACGATTTGATTTCGTCGCCGTGAACGAGTAGCGCCGAGTAGTTCCCGATGGTGGCAATCTGATACCAGTTGCCGTCGGTGTGCCACGACACCCGGTCCTCATCTGCGAACCGTTCACCAGCGATCTTGTATGCCATCCGGTCGATGTTGTCCCCGGCAGGGAACTCACCTTTGCGACCCAGCCGCCCATGATTCCCGTACTCGCATGTCACCTTCACCGTGTCGAACGAGCCGAGCAGTTCACGGACGAACCGTTCAAGTAGCGACGCGCAAGCGAACAGTTGCTCGAACAGATGTGATTCGACCTCGAACGCTTGGCCGGGGAAGATGGAGATGCCTTCGACCATGTCGCCGCCGAACATGACGTGCGCTTCACGCACCGGATGATCCGACCGTTGAATGTCGGTGAGCGTGATGACCTTGTTGGCGAACGTCATGATGCGCTGCTCGCAGGTTTCGATGTCGTAGTCCGCGGTTCGTTTCCCTAACTGCCAGTCGGTTGCGTGAATCAACGCAACCTCGGTGTCTTTGCGGCGACGATCTGCCGTCGGTTTCTTGACTGCTGGTGCTCGGCCTACGGCGACCGCTGCGTCGTGTGCGGCACGGTGTACCGCGTCGACGAGGGCGGATGTGCGGAGACGGGCTTCGCGTGTCTTGCGTTGTTGACGTTGGAGGGCTTTGCGTAGTTCGACGATTTCGTTGGCGAAGTCGAACTCGTTGCCGTCGCTCATATAGCGCCCCGCCGGTAGTTGCGGACGGTGTCGACGGTGACTTCGCTGTATCCCCATGTCTCGAGGACGTTCTTGATTGCGCGGGCTAGGTAGGATTCGTCGGCGAGTGCTGCTCTGAGTTTCGCGGCACGCTCCGGCTGCTTCTCGTCAAGTTCCGTGAGGATTAGATCAATCTTCCTCGGCTTGTATTTCGTGACGTTGTGGGCGTCGAACTCTGACATATCCATAACGGTTACCTCCGTGGGGATGGTGGGGATGTGGTTCGACTCCAGTCTAGTTGATTGGTCCGCACCCAAATCAACAACCTGTCAACATCAGCGGACGGCGTTGTCGATGATGTCGCTCACATCGACGCTGGACGCCTGCGCCAGATCGTGCAGACGCACAAACTCTTGGTTCAGCAGTTGCCGGTCGAGAACATGGCCGGGGATCGGTTCGATGCCGAGACGGTCGGCGAGCGCATGATACGCACCCCACAGTCGGGGCATCCGTTGATGTAACGGCATGTCGCTCATTCGCACATCGATTCCCAATCGACCGACATGTACCACGGTTGGAAACCGCAGCCGTACATATCCTCCGCGATTTGGAATAGCAGCCATGCGGCGGTGGCGTTCACCATCGGATCGAGCAGGTCGTCGCGGGTGATTCCCCAGTCGCGTTCCAACCATTCGTGATGCACCTGATTGATCTGGAACGCCCCCCAGTCGGCGGTGCCACGCACCACTTCCGGACGGCACGACGATTCCTTGAAAACGATGTAGTCGGCATATGCCCGATACTCGGCAGGCCACACCGTTGCGATCACCGGCCACAACTCGGGGCAACGCACCCGATCATCCATCGCCGGGACAGTCACCTCAGCGACCTTTACCGATCGGCGTGGCGGGATCGGTTCACGACGCTCGTCAGCCAACGCCGGAACCGTCGTCGACGTCGTCGACGTAGTGGTCGTGGTGGCTGGGATGGTTGTCGTTGTCACCGGGACAACGATCAGCGTGGGTTCTACGGGTGCGGCGGTCTCAGTCCCATCGGATCGGGTGGTTGACATCCCGACCAGCATGAGGGCGGCGACTAGCAGCAACCCGATGCGAGACCACGGGTCGTCCCACATCAACCGGAAGAGCAGACGCAGATCGATCATCATTGTTGTTGTCCTTTCGGGCGGCGAGCAACATGAGCGCACCGGAGGTTGCCCCTAGAACGATCATCGTAACCGCAGGAAACATCGACACACCAGTCACCGGCATTTCCAACATCGTTTCCTGCGGCACCGAAGCAGGGTTCGACACCATGATCTCACTCTTGTCCGAGTCGTGCAGATCGACAGCAGCGACCGGAGCAGCACACAACAACGGTGGCAGATCAACCCGGCCCGTCACCTCCACCGTCCCATCAACCGACAACACGATCTCTTTCGCAACAACGGCACCGTCAAGCCGGCCACCATCAATATCGAAATCGAACATGGCGTCCGGTGCGATCACCGTCCCCACCGCAGTCCCATCAAACGGCAACTTCACGATCCCCGACCCGGAGAACACATGCAACCTGTGTTCCTTATCCTCAAGCCGGATCGTGCCACCCGTCAACGTGTAGAACCGGACACCGCTGTTCGCGAAGATCGACTCGTCGTTCGCGGCAAGCATCCCGTCAACCACATCACGAAACTGGTCGCGGGCATCAAGCAACGCCCGGCTGCCCTCAATGTTCTCCGAGATCGATTCGGAGAACCCGATCACCCCATACGAGATCGCCGGGACAGCACACGGTTCTGCTGCCTGCACAGACGAATGGCCGAGGGTCGCCGCACCAACCACGAATGCGGCAACCCCCAACCTCCGCATGACGGATTACTTGGCGGCAAGCCGTTGCTTGGCTGCGGCCTTTACGACCGCAAGCGCAGCAGCCACCCCAGAAGCCGCCGCAACCTCCACGGTCGATATGTCCGTCACTACGAACACCGAAAGAAACGCTTGAACGAACGTGGCAACCGCCCGCTCAACTGTGTCCTGATACTTAGCGAAATCCAAACTGCTCATCAATCTCTCCGATCCCTGAGTGCTGCACGCAACTCTACTAGCGCACGTTCCAACTGGCTGACCGCCTGCACATTGTTATCCGACACCTCACGCATCGTCTTCAACCATTCGGCACGTTCCTGCGCGCTGTCTTTCAACACGGCACGCAACAACATAAACGACGCGGTACCGAACGCAGCCGCCGCACCAATGTCAGCGATCAGTTGAGTCAGCGCGCCGGTTTCCATCCCCACGCCTTCTTGAGACAGAACGTGAACGCGGCAGCGAACACTCCGGCGATGATCTTCCCATGCGGACGCCACGCCATCCCGGTATCAACACTCAACGCGAAACCCAAATAGATCGTGCCGACCGCAAAGATCGAACCGATCAACATGAACGCTGCACGACGCGCCCAGATCGCCTGCCGGTTCACCGGCATGATCGCAATACAGACAAGCCCGAGAACGAGCGACGTCATGGTGAGAAGGGTGAACCCGCCCCAGTCAGTCATGGTTTCTCCGATCTTTCAGCAGCCCGTAGGAGGCAAGCAGAATCACGATC